ATCCTTGTAAATTGCGATCAGCGTTCCGTTGGTAATTCCTGTGGTTGCCATTATTTTTTTCTTATTTTATTTTCAAATTATTTTTTTTCGCCAAATCGCGAATTAATTTAACCATCCCAGACGATATAGCCTCGGAGGCTGCGTTTCGACTTGAATCAAACGCGCGGCGCATAAATCCCACCGGCGCAATTTGACCCGTATATTTTCCGTCCTTTGTAAAACGTGGCGCGGTTCCAAATTCCAATATGTGAGCCAAATATCCGTGCTCACTGTGCCAATCAATACCGGCAAGTGTACCCGTGAATCCTTTGTTGTTTTTGGTGCCGACTATTTTAATACTCATTTTCGCCAATCCGCTATCCTCTGGGATATACGAGCGCGCGATATAAACAATTTTTTGAGCCTCGGTTGTGGTCAAAACTGCGACGGCTTTTTGGTCCACGTCTTGCCCCATGGATTCCAATGCCTTCATCAATTCCGCCATGCCTTCAATTTTTACGCTCATTCGGTTAGGTCGGTTTGAATCTTTAAATACATGTCGCGGTCAATATTCGCGATGTTTATAATATTAAAATACTTACCATCCCAAACGATGCGGTCCTTCACTGTTATACCTGCATCGTAACGAACGGTGAAATTTACATTCTGACGGTGCTCTCGTCTGTCGGCGTCGACTGATTCGGCACCGCTTTCGGATTCCTGGGTACGTGCCCAAAAATACGCGTAATTCGACCACGTTTGCAGCTTCTCGCCGGTGTTTGTGTCGGTCGATTCGGTGTATTTCTCAACCGCTATATATTGGTCCATCAATCCCGCGTTCATCTTATCCGAAATTAACTACCCTAAATTTGTCTAATAAATACTCGTGATTATAATCCAATTTGTTCACGCTTGCACCAATAACAACCGATTGGCGGTTATCGTAATACTGACCAATTAGCAACAACGCCGCGTATTTAATCGATGCGGGAAATTTGGCCGATTCGTTAACACTGCTCGCGCTGGTCAACTCGAACCCCTCCTTTATTTCCACGATCAAACGAACATCGTCGTCCGTCAAATTGCTAGGCAAGGTTTCAAAAAATACAGACCGTCCAAACTGTCCAAACTTAACCGGCGCGTCGATCCATCCAGTGGCGGTTTCGACCGCGTTGTTCTGGTTTACAAATTTTATGTTCGTGATCGACAAAACGCGTGAATATATCCTCAGCATATTGCCCTCAATATATCCGAATGGGTTTAACGTGTCCACCGTAACCGCTGGCCCGGTGAATCCGTCAAACGCATACTTTACCGTTGCTTTCCGAATTGAATATCCAACATACGCCTCGCACGCGTCCAACGCCATAGAAATTAAACCGCTGATATATGAATCATCGGCGGAGCTGGTAACACGAAGGTGTTGTTTTGCGTCCGCCAAACTGATATAATCAGTATCGGCGTTGTCTTTCGATATGAGTTCGCGTGCTATGTACATTTTTTATTCGCTTATTTCAGGTTGTTCGGTTACTTCGGTGATTTCGGGTTGTTCGGTTACGTATTCCGCGTGTCCGTTTGCAACGATTTCAGACGCTAACAATGCATCGATTTCGGCAACCTGACCCTCGAAATAACTCAAACCATACGCCCCGATCGGTGAAAATGTAAATCTTACACTTACAACCGCCGCCCTTTCGGGCTGTTCTGTTGTTTTTTTGGCCATATTGGTGAGCGGGTAGGCCGCTAAGCCAGCCCGCCCTATTGATTATGTTGTCAACAAATCAACGATTGCACCGAATGCAGCGGGCTGTTCTACCGCGATTCCGACGTGCTGGTTTACTACTACTCTCGTTTTGTTTCCGATTGCCTGAGACAATGGATCAACAACCAACTCAACACCGCCAAACTGACCAACCACTAAGTTGTTCCAATCTCCGTAGATCATTGCTGAACATACTGCTGAGCTTGAACCCTTAGTCAAATTGCTTGGGCAATTTGTTGTGGCAAATACTGGCTTGCCGTCGATTTGGTCGCTCATGCCGTTGAAATACGCCATGTAAGACATAATCATCGCACCGCTTCCGCTGCTGATTTCTGTCTGCTTCAATTTAGCAACCAATTTAGGGTTGATCAAGAATTTACCGTTCATTCCTGCGTTGGCATTCTCAACCGCTGCAACCAATTCCAACACCTTAGCCAATGAAGGCACCGCACCGTTGGTTCCCATTGCTACGCTGTTAATTCCAGACGTACCCAACAAGCCCAAAGGCTGGTTGCTTGATCCTGAACCGTTGATCGCTGCCGCTTCAATCGCAACCGCCAAGGCTTTGATGAAAGATTCAATGATTTTCTGGTCGATTGATTGATTGTTTTGCAACAATAACTGTTTAGAAATATCGCTATAACCTGCGATACGTGATGGGCGCAATTGACGAGCGGCGGTCACTGGGTCACCTGATGCTGCGTCGGCGGTTTCTGCTGCCCAGGCAACTGAAACACCTGAACTGAAACCGGTCAAATCCACGTTAGCGGACAAACCTGTCAATTTGGTAGCTCCTAATTGATCAAGTACGGTCTTGGCGTACAATGCGTCAAAAAATCCTACTTTTTCCAATGGGATAAAGTTTCCACCTGCAGTCGCTGAACCTGCGCTCATTGTACGACTTTCACGCATTTTGATGTCCATCACTTTGTTGGACAAATAGATACCGCTTGGGGTAATACCCAGGCTGCGGGCTTCCGCTTGGCTTTCTTCCACCATTTCCTTTTCAAGGCCGGTCAATTTGTTGTTTCCAACCTCTGTGATCAACTTTGAAAATGAAAATGCGCGAACCTCTTTTTCTTCGTTGTTGCCGATGGTCTTGCCTGAAACACGTGCAATTTCTTCCATTTTTTCAGCTCTGCGGATCTCAACGTCTACGGCGTCGATTCTGCCGGTAGTTTCGTCAAATTTAGTGCCTTCTTCGGCGGTCATGTTGCGCTTCTCCACCGTCAAAGTGTTAAGCAACGCGTCAAGCTCGCCTTTAATTGCGGCGCGCTCCTCTCTGAGTTGTTTAATTGTTTTCATGTATATGATTTTTTATTTTTTTAATAGTTTCGGTACCTAGCCATTGCAACGCGTGTCGCGTCGGTTAAAACGGGCTCGATGATTGGTTCAACGTGTTCGGTGCGTTCGTCCTGCAATGCGCGGGCCTCTGTGCTAGTTCCATCTGCGTAGGCTGGGAACGTTACCGGCGCAACGTCATATAATTTTTTCACCTTGGTTATTTTCCTCATATACCCCGGGCCGTATTTGGATGATTCGCTCCACTCCACAGATTCCGCAACGAACTGAAACGATGATTCCGAAATATCGCCACGCTTTACAGCAACGCCCACGTCCATGTGTGTTGGCGATTGGTAATCCATCGTGTTTTCATATTCCAAATGACCGTCCGCGTTTACGAATACCGCCAAGGTTCCAGACCTAGTGCGGCCCAAAATCAACTCGTCCTCATGGTTAAACAAGCAACGAACATCGGCCTCGACCAATGCCTCGTCAAACGCTCCAGGGGCGATCATTTCTTCGTACCATCCCATGTCTGTGACGGTGTTTACGACTGCAGCGATGCCGCCGATTTTTTCGGGTAGCCCTTCGGCATTTAATGCCCTTACTTCAACGGGGGCTTGGTGTCTGCGTGTTTCTCTCATGACTGGGTGTCGTTATTATTTCCGGTAATATTATTGTTTTTCATGGCTTGGGCCTGCAATGCTTCGATTTTGGCCGTCATATATTCGTCGAGCTTGTCGGCTGTCAAGAGATCAGCGGTCACCAACATTTGGTCGCCGGTCTCGAATTTGTCCAAATCCTCCATGTATCGAGCCTCGTTACGACGTAACCAGCCACCACGAATACCTGCGTTGTAATAATCGGCACGCGATTTCGCACTGGCCCTCATCAATGAATTAAACACAAATTTAAACTCGCTAGTCTGGCGGTCGTTTTCGGTAAATAATTTTTTACTCAATTCCTGCTCGATTCGTTCGGCTTCGGGTTGCAAGGTCTGCGCATAAAATTGTTGCATTTCAAGCTCGACGTCCGTTCCTGGGTTGCCTGCATTTAATACCGACAAAGGAACGCCAAAAATACGGCTGATCTCCTCGACGCTAAATTTACGCTGTTCGATATACATGGCCTCCTGCGGGCTTAACGACATACGCTCCATCTTGACCCCTTCTGGCAATACAGTCGAACGACGCTGACCGTTCACCACGTCGTCGAGCGACTGGCGTAACGCTGTCGGATCTGAAATTTTACGGTCCGATGTTAACAAAAATTTCAAAACGCCATTTTTGTATACGTCGGCACTGCTAGACATAGCCGCCAAATCAATGCCCAGGGATTCCGCGTGCATCGCGATTGGTGATTTCCCCATAAGCGGGTCGTCGGTGCACAGCCCTTTAAAATGTAAAACCTCATACGATGAATAAATACCCTTGTAGATCGGGTCCTCGATTTGGTAAAACAACATCCCGTCGGATAAATACGGGCGGACAAAACTCGACATGACGGGGTGCAATTCAACCGGCACAAAATTATTATCCCGTTTGATTATGGCGTATGAATTGCCCCGCATTTTAAGTTGGGCCATGACATACGTCCAAAAATCAAAACTGGTCTGATACGCATTCGGTGTTTTTAACAAGCGGTTCAACGCTGTTCGTGTGATTTTTTCCTTTCCGTTCGACGTCTCGCGATAAATATTTAAATTCATCGTGGCGATTCCGTTTGCAATAACTTCGATGGAACGGTGCACGCTGGCAATACTTAACGCCGTGTTGCTCGTTACCGTCTGCCCTGATCGGGTGTAACGGCCCAGCAAAGAATAGAACGACCCGATTACGTCACCGATAAACGGCATCGCCCCGAATTGCTGCTCTCGCTTCTCGCGTTTGAATATATTGGCCAACTGCATCGAGGCGAATTTAACAACCTGCAAAGAAACGAATGCAACAATATGCCCCCCGTTTAATCACGGTTAATTTTCGCCCACTTGCTGAGCGCGGAACGAAACACCCCATAATTTTTATATTTTTTTCTGCCGAACACCGCAAGGTGTCGGTCCTCGATGGCTGCGTAGGCGTGTTCGTAACTACCGCCGACGGCGGATGATTTCGGCAACTGGATGTAATACTCCCGCATAAAATCGTCCGTGTAGGTTAAATTTGCGTCTTTTATCATCTTTTCATTTTTTACAATGGTACAAACCACAACTCGTCGTCGTCGCGCTCTTTGGCTTTGTTCTCCATCGCCGCTCCGATCGCCATTATTGAGCTAACCGCCCCGTCTATTTTATCCCCGCTTTTTTTCTTGTCTGGCTTGACGTTGTCGTTCTCGTCTTTTTTCATCATTACGTTGCCGATCATCCAACGCAATACCGGCTGCCCGGTATGGATCAATCGACGGTTCAATGCCAAACGCTCCATCTCTTTACTCGGTGCCGTCATTGATAGCATGCCCTGGCGGTACGGGTACATTTCGAGCCCGTCCTCCGTCAACTCAATAACCAACTGCGAGGAGTTGAATTTATCGTACGCAAACTCCAAAATATTAAACCGCTCGCGTAACTGTCTGACCTTCTCGCGGATGGCTCGGTAATCCGTCACGTTTCCTTCCGTAACCAAAATATCACCATCGGCAACCCACTGTCGATATGCCTGCCCAACTTGATCGCGTCGTTTAGTGATGGCATCTTCCGGCAACCAGCAATAAAACAACAATGCGTCCCGCTCAGGAAAAAACAAACTTAACGCACAAAAATCTCGAGTGCTTGCCAAATCTAACCCGGCATAACAGTCCATCCCCTCCAATTCGCGCTCCTTCAATCCTGCGCACTGCATCCAATCGCGGTCGTTTATCCAGGTAACTGCCGAATCGGTCCAAACGTTTAACAATTTCGTTTTGAACTCGACCTCCTTGTCGTTACTTTCTTTGGCCTCGATCAATCGATCGACCAGGTATTTATCCTGGACCGAGACGCCCAGGTTCGGGTTGGCTTTCTGCCATAACTTCGGGTCGGTCCAATCGTCCGTTTCGTCTAGGGTGTAAATTA